CAATACTATCACCACTTCTCATATAAACTATTTTATCAGTTATATTAACTGCTACTTCACCATCGGCTAAATCACCTGTAGTAGGTACAGACGAGGCTGTTGTAGACCTTTTAAGTTTTATAACTGTTGCCACTTATTAATCTCCTAAATTAATAATTAAAATGTTCCACCATCAATCGCTGTTACTGTAACATCACCACTAGATACTGTAAAGTTACCAGTATTAAAAGTAGCAACACCAGCGTTAGATGAAGTTGCCAATTCAGCAGAGATTGTTAAAGTATTAGTAGAGATTGACGTATCAATTCCTGCGCCACCTGTTACAATCAAAGTTTCACCAAGACTAATTGCGTCTTCAGTAGAACTTTCATCTCTAATTGTAAATGTGCTATTAGTTAACTTCGCATTAGAAACTGAACCATCAACTAATTGTGAAGCGTTAATAGTTTTGTTTGTTAATGTTTGAGAACCTGTAGTAGTTACAAACTCACTTGGTAATGTAATTGTATTAGATGATAAATCTAAAGTAGTTGCTAACTTGTCAACTGTAACTGCGTTGTTTGCAATCTTACCTTCAGTAACCGCTGTGTTGGCAAGTTGATTTGTACCAATACCAGAAGCTTTAACTTGTAAAGCGTCACCTGATACTTCAATTGTAGTATCATCAACAGCAACATCTAAAGTATTACCAGTTTTTGTTATTGCATCCCCAGCAGAGATTTGACCTGCGCCTGAGAATTGAGCAACTGTAATATCATCACTACCTAATGTTGGTGTACCGTTGTGTGTAAATACATAACCGTTATCAGCATTTGCAGTACCTTCTTCAACGAATACAAAAGCACCACCTGTAATTTCAGAAGCCTGATCTGCGTCTGGTGTTCTTGTTAATACGAAAGCAGCGGCACCTGACCCAGTATTAGTTACTTTATAAACACCGTTTTGAACAGCACTTGCTTGATTTTTAACTAAAACTCTATCATTTGTAGATAATGTTACACCATCTATTGATAATGCTCCGTTAGCATCAGCAGTAATTGTTCCAGCGCCATTGTCATATGTAGAAGTAGCAAGAGCAGCAGTTGTCGCAACTCTAACACTATCTTTTACATCTAAACCATTTGCAACACTATCAACATACGCTTTAGTAGCGGCATCTTGTGCGCCTGATGGATCAGTTACGTTTGTAATTCTACTTGAATCAACATCAACAACACCTGTACCTTTAGGACTTAATTTAAGATCAATGTTTGTATCGCCACCAGAAGTTGCTATTTGAACAGCGTTTCCTGTCGCTGCGTTAGTAATTTCTAATTCATTTACAGCACTTGTAGTTGTTTGTAAAAGAATTAACTCATTACCATTCGCATCAGCAATAAAACCACCATCAGCAAATTTAGGTGTTGTAAGTGTTTTATTAGATAATGTTTCTGTACCCGCTAATGTTGCAAAAGAACCATCTGATAACGCAGTATTAAATTCAGCAGTTGTACCTGTTAAAGTGTTGTTTGCTAAATCAATACCTTTGTTTTGTAATGTATCAGAACTATCAGCAAGTATGTATGATTGTAAGTCAGAAATATCAGCCTCTACAACTGTGATTGTGTTAGAAGCAGTATTAATAACTTTATTTGTAAGTGTTTCAGAACCTGCTAATGTAGCGAATGAACCATCAGATAATGCAGTATTAAATTCAGCAGTTGTACCAGTTAAAGTACCTTCTGATAAATCTAATGTTAATGTATTATTTGCACTATCTATTACTTTATTTTGTAAAGTTTGTGAACCTGTTAAAGTTGCAACTGTACTATCAATCGCAAAAGTAACTGTGTCACCAGATACTGTTGAACCAATACCTGTTCCACCTAAAAATTGTAGTGTATCAGATTGTGTAATAGTTGACGTTGTTGAACTATCGTCAGAGATAGTAAACGTTGTCATCTGATTAGCATTTTGAGCATCTACATATGCTTTAATCGCTTTCGCAGATGCAAGTGTATCATCACTTGCTGATACTGAACTTAAATCAGTATCTAAAACACCTGACGCTAAATCAGCAACTTCAATGTTTGATATTGAGTTACCAGTACCATTTGCGTCAAAAGTTTTGTTAGTTAAAGTATGAGTAGATGAAGCAGTTAAAACATTACTATCAATTGCAATTGTTATAGCGTCATCACTAACTGATGTATCAATTCCAGTACCACCAGTAAATGTTAATGTGCTACCTGTACTAAATGAATCACTTGTACCACTATCTGCGGCAAGTGTAAATGAACTAGAAGCAGCATCAGCAAAACTTAAATTACCTGAACCGTCAGTTGTTAAAATTTGTCCATTTGTACCATCACCATCTGGCAACGTGAAAGTGGTAGTAGTTGTGACAGAATTTGGAGCTTTAAGTCCTATAAAATGAGCACCGTTGTTTGTACCTTCGTTTAATTTTAAAGTACCACCAACTGTTGATGAATTACCAATAAAGATTTCATCTATTGCTTTATTACTATCTACTAGTAAAGCTGAACTTGCTGTTAATGTTCCTTGAACGTGGTCTAATTGACTTGTAAAGTATTCACCACCTATAACTGTGACGTTATTTGCGTTACCATCACCATCTACTCCGCCTTCTCCAATGAAAAGTCTATCACCTAAATTACCTTGAGTACCTGTACCATATGTATAGGCCAGTTCACCTAGTTTAAGTGATGATGGCGCCGAAGTTCCCGTACTTCGTTTAATCTGAATTATTGTTGCCATTTAATTCTCTCCTGTTAAAATGCACCACCGTTAAAGGTAATTGTACCTGTGGTAGTTTCTAATTCGTTTCTTGTTGTAAATTTTTGTGTTGAAGCATCGTATTGAATTAGAGCGCCATCTGTTAGATTAGACGCATTCACATCACTTAAAGATTTAAAAGAGTTTGATGACGATACACTAGGTACCTGTACAGCAACCTGTTGAGGTCCTGCAGATGTATTTGAATTGATTTTTGCTCTTATAACAGCCATTAAAACTCTCTCTTTTAAAGTATATTTATAATAACTATTTATTAAAGATTATATAGTAACTGAAGGGCTGACAGTAATAATTCCCTCAATAACTCTTGTTATTGTACTATCAGATGTTCTTAATATCTCAACGTCATATACGTATCTTGCTGGCGCCTCTAAAGCGTTAGTTTGATCTGCCGTTAAAGATAATGTAATTACGCCAGTTGTTGGATCTGACGCAATAGATGTAGTAAAGTTAACTCTTGTTCGAGTTGAAGCGTAACCAGTTGATAGTTTCGCTGATGCAGTGTAACCTGTTAAATCAAATGCCGAATTGTCAGTATCTGTGACAGTTACGTCAGATGAAAAAGTTGCACCTTGATCTATCCTAAGATTTGCTCTCGCTGCCATTGACTTTATCTAATCCTTCTTTAATCTTTTGATTATAGTAATTTGTTAATACTTCGATTTTTTCAAGTTCAATGTCGTGTCTAATTTTAGACCTTTGTATTTCTTGTCTTGCAACAATTGTGTTTCTTACTTCTAACGGTAATTTACTTAATTCGTAATCTTTTCCGTCAATTGTTACTATGTCTTGTGGTTGTTGATTATCTGCCATAATATTCCTTTCTACTATTTATTAGAAAAATTTGATGAGTTCATATTAAAAGATGATAAAATATTCTTTTCTACTGCTCTTATATTAATGTGTATAAATCTAAATGGTTCTAAACCGTGATCGACCATATAAGCGTGTGACATATACGCTGGAAACAACATAAGGGTACCAGGTTTCACATTAAAGTTAATAATATCATTTACGTTTGTTATTTTCACAGGGTCTTTTTCTTTTAATTTAAGTGGTACGTGTGCTGTTCGAGGGTCCTGAAAAAATGGTTTAGATGTCTTCTCACTCGCTTTTAAAAAAAAGAAACCAGATATATGATTATTACAATGAGTATGAAACCAGTGGTGACCAGCGCCATTAAATGAAAACTCTTGTACCCAACTTTCTGTATAGACTAAACTATAATGACTCATATCATAACCCATATCATCTAAACACCAACGGGATTTTTGAGCAACATAATCGTGGAAAAATCTAAAGTTTGGATCTGGTTCTAAAGGGTGACTATGATAAGTCATACCAATATCATTTTTATAACCGTGTTCTAATCTCTTTTTATTATTTTCTTTCTGGTCATCTCTTGCTTGTTTAATATATGGGTCAGAGAGTTTATCTAAATTTTCTACCCATTCAGGTTTTTCTTCTATATAAACTGGCGATGCAAAGTATTCTGACTTAATCATTATTCATTTATCCTTTTTATAACTGTATCAAAGTCCTCTAATACTTTCCACGTACTTTGATTTTGTTCGGCGTGTATCATTGTTCCAATCTCATCTTCACTTGGATACACAGAAAGTATTTTGTCTACATTTATCGTCAATGGTTTTCCAAGATAGGGTTGAAACTCTGTTCCTTTTATTACACTTCCATTTGTAAATGTTTTAAATTTACCCTTTGACTTTTTTACATCTAATGGTTTTAAATTACTATAATCAACTTCAAATTTTTTTTCTTCTTTTTTATCTTCACTCATTATTTTATCTCCAGTTCGTATTCTTCTTTTCCAAATTTACCTCTAACATAAAAGTTAAACGCAATTGAATATCTTTTTTGATTACTATTATTTTTTTCCACGCTATGATCTAAATGAGATGGAAATATAATTATAGTTCCTTCATTTAAATGTAAAACATACCTTTCGGCAGTCAAGTTATTATTTTCTTCATATTCAAATCGTATTGACTGATGAAATATATTAGTATATATACTTCCTCTATGAAAAACTATGTTACCAGAGTCTTTTGGAAGTATCGGATAATAAACTCCACTTAATAAAGAACTTGCGTGATAATGTATTTGTGAATTATCATTTGGTTCGTGTATGTTACACCAAGAGTTTTGTAAATAAAATTTTGCATTATCTTTTACAGTTAAATATTTTCTTACAAATAATTCACAATGATTTTCAATATCACTTTTTAAATCTGGTATGTTATTTAATACATAACGATCTTTGGAAATGTCGCTGTTATTAATATGTGTTCTCTCATATTCTAAATTAACAACAGCGTCTTTCCATTCCTGTTTTACAGGTATCTCCGCTTCATAAACTGGTATTGGCCATAGATTATGTGTTTTAAATTCTGGCATTATTATTTTGGTTTTCCATAATAAAAATGAGTTATCGTATATCTCCCATAACCAATTTCTTTTGGTTGTGTATGAAACTTTACAGGCGATACACTATGTAAATAACAACTTGGAAACATAACTAATCTATTATTTTTTAATTTAACTTCAATATCAGGTTCGTTTAATTTAAAATCGCCACCATCAAACAATCGTGGTTCTCTTACCATCCAAACTAAACAAGTCCATAGAAAAGTGTCGTGGTGAGGTTCGTAATGGTCATTTTCTTCATAATAAGATAATAAACTTGAATCTCCATTTGAACTCATAAAACTACGAGCATATGGCATACACTCACTAATAATATTATGAAACTCTGGTGTTCTTTGTTTATACATACAATTTATTATAGGAGATAATTCACGTTGTTTATAAAAATTATCTATATAAAATCTATATGCTTTACTCTTAGAAGAACCATCTGGATTACGAGCAACAATTGTATTTTCAGCTCGATCTATTTGATCTTTTGGAGTTGCACTAAAAAAGTCTAATTCTTTCCAAACTGCTTTTTCTTCTTCTGGTGTATACCAATTGTCTATCACTAAAAATGGAAATCTAGGATTATCTTTTATAACCTGAACCTTCCAGTTTTGTTCTATTTTTTCACCTGACATAATTTAATATAATTTAGTAGATAACTTTTTTAGTTGTATTAACTACCGTATTTTCAGTTACATTTGGATTATCATATGATAATTTATCGTTTCTTTCAATCGCCTTTTCATCTCTAAATGTTGCTGGCATTCCGAGTATTGGTCTACCATCATTTGGAATATCATATTGTCCACCTTTTTCATTATAATGTAAAAAGACTTGTGCGTGATTTTTACCCCAATATGGTTCTCTCCAATGTTCTAATTCACAACCACGATAGATAATCATATCGCCTGGTTTCATATGAACAGGGATTTCTTTTCCATTTTTTTCTTTTACAAACATTGGCCAATCCCAATCTGGGTATTTGTTAGCGTCAACGTTTGATACATCATAACCTAAACAAAGAGTTGTTGAGATTTCACAACTTGGTCGATCACTATGTCTTTTAAGTTCTGTACCAGTTGTATATAATCTATGATAAGAGTAAGTAGGAGTAAGTTCTTTTCCTGTAAGAGTTTGCATTTGTTCTAAAGATAAACTTAAAAGAGTGTCAAAAATAGGGTCGCCATATTTACTAAAATCACCAGGAGCTTGTTTGTCAGTAAATGTACCATCTATATCTTCTTTATATTCTATACCATTTTCATCATAATAATTTAATCGAGCAGTTTCTAATTGCACGTGATGATATAATAGATTTGCCATATTTCTATCAATAAATCTATCTATCTTAACCCATCTATTTTCTTCAAAAAATTTAGCGGCAGGGTGAACTACAGCAGCATTAAGTCCTGGATTACCTTTAAACTGTGCTTCTGCGGTTTTCTTTTGTTCTTCTGTTAGTGTGTCCCAATTTGAAATATACTTTTTCATCAAACTCATTTTATTACTCCTTGTTTATCTTTATTTAGTCTTACTTAAAAGGTTGACCTAATGACCATAAGACTAAAGAATATCTTGTTCCTCTTGTTACAGGTGTTACTTGATGATACACATATGATGGAAATACAATGATTGACCCTTGTGGTCGTATCTCTGTACACTCGTGGAAACGTTGTCCTTGAGCGTGTGGACCAAAATCAAACTTTAAATTTCCTCCATCATATTCACCTGGTTGATTTAAATTAATTGTGATGGATAATTTACGTACTTTACCGACCATATTTGGATTATCTGTATACCCTCTAGGTATTTTACCCTCTGGTGTCATTGGACTTACACCTGGAATATATCTTTTATATCTTCCAAAGTGACAACTATTCCCATCTGCGTGCCAGCCATAAAATTGACCAGGACCATATTTTGTAAACTGAAAAGACTCACTAAAATCCCACTCATATTTCCAACCAGCTTTATCATTTGCTGTTCTTAAAAATGGGTGTATTAAATCATAGAGCCATCTATCACTTAACCAAGAAACTTCACTATCTCTTACATACTTTTCAGATTCAATTTCTTTTCCTTCTTTTCCTGTTTCT